CTTAAAAACGTTTTTTCTTTATTTATAGTTAATATGGAGGGTTATCATCCATAGTCGCAAATTCACTATCAACTGACACTACATTTGAGTTAGCTCTCTTTGTATCGTAGAAGAAATTATTGTCAACAACCTTATTTACCTCAGCTGTTCTTGCTTGAGCAAATGTAGCGTCTCCAATCTGTTGAACTTTTAATAATTCATCATCTATTTTTAGGATATCACCTTTTGCAAGTGATCCAATACCAGACCCAACAGTGATACCTTGATCAGTAGCACTAAGAGAATCATTTACAGTCACATTGAGAAGTTTATTTTTCAGAGGTGTCTGTATGATATTATCAATCATTATCAAGGCTTGTTTATTTGGATCTTGAACTTTCAAAATATGAGTTCCAGTTCCTAATCCAACAAAATCAAATGGTAGTGATGTGGATAAACCAGCAACTCTAAAGTTTACATCATCAACCTTCTGAACAAATAATTCATCAGGCATGACATCTGTTCCACATTCTACTGGTGTAAGCAGTATGTTGTTTGTTGGTGTTGCACCACCGATGTATGTGCCTGCAATGGATATTGTATTTGTGACAGCATATCCTGTTCCACCAGTAACAACCTCCACACCAGCAATATCTAAATTACTGTCTCTTGTAATATTAAAGGTTGCACCTGTACCAGATCCGTCGTTTGTTGATGGAACATTAGTGTAAGTTGTTTCTATTCCAACTCTAGATCCTGTTGTTTTAGTGACAGGGAAAGATAAGTTGTTTGCTGGTGTAGCTCCACCTAGATATGTACCAGCAATACTTACAGTTTCACCAACAATATATCCTTCACCACCCTTGATTAAATTGACAGCTGTAGATATACATTGTCCAGTTCCTTGATCAAAATCAAATTTAACTTGGAATACAGCACCAGAACCTTGTGTGGCGATGCCAGGAACTCCACCATCAATACTACCAAATCCATACAAGACAAAAACAGCGCCTGGAGGATTCTGTGTCGCAGCAGTTCCTGTTACTGGGCCTGGAATTTGAACGTTATATCCATTCTCAAACATAGAACTTCCACCTACACCAGAAGTAACTGCAGCCATTACAATGTCCTTAGTCCCTGATGTATAAGATGTAGTTCCTATTCCTATCTTAGAACCACCTTGAGTGTCAAGGCTAACAGTCTGTCCTGTTTGGAAATCGTGATTCTGGATAGAAATAGTATTCAAGTTAATGTCAACTATGTTTGAATCTGCTGAATTATATGTTTTCTTAAATGCTGGTCTTCCACCAGTTGTTAATTGGAATTGTTTACTACCGACTAATGTTCCTGTTCTATCATGAGCACCATTAAATCCACTAGAGATATCATCAAAAGATATAACCTTATTGGTCTTGTTCATAATGAAGCTCTTGATTGGTCTACCTTCTGGGAAGAAGATTCTCTGTACAGAACCATCTTCTAAGGCATCATCTTCAGTTACCATGGCAAAGTTATCTCTCTTGCCCATGTAAATTTCATTATCAACGTTTATGATCAAATTAACTGTAGTATCTACAGGTTTGATCTTCATGTTGGAAGATTTAGCAATTCCTACTTCAACAGGAGCATTTCTGATAGGATCACTTTCAATAACAAGGTCAGAAAATTCTAAGAATCCAGATGGGTGAACAATTGATTTTACAGATTCTTTCCATGTGGTATATGGCAGAGTGCTCTTGATTGAGTATGAAAACTTCTGGAAATAGAAGTTATCTGATAATCTTTGATTGAAGTCATTAAGAATACCCACTTCCATGTCATTCTTAGAGACTTTATCTCTTGTAACTCCAAGAGTAGTGTTAACGCTAAATCTGTTTACATCCCTAACACTACCTTCTAGTTCAGATACTTCACCAAACAATACATCGCCAGGTGCAAGAGTTCCGATTGTATCTTTTAATCTAAGTTGACTGATATTACTATTCCAACCATTTTCAGCAACAACACCTTCAAACTTAGTAGATGTGACCTTTTCACCAGATAAGTATTTGGCATCATTGATCAGTGTCATCTGGAACTTAGCCATATCATTAAAATTGACTATAGAACCTAATGTAAAGTCATCATCATAAGTTCCTAGAGTTACAGTGGATATCCCAGCCACATCTGCCATACTAAACTCTACAGTCGCATTGGCAGTGCTTACACCTGTAACAGTAAAGAATGAGAAGTCATAGTCTGCTGAGTTGAAGTTACCTTCACCAGATTGTAGTGATGCTGGTTTGATTCTACATCCCTCAACAAATACTTTGTCACCAATCGCAAATGGTAACTTAGTTTCTGTCGATGCATACCCAGTTATGATTGGTTTGTTAAACTGTTGGTCTAATAATAGTTCAGCAGTGACAGTCGTTCCACTATGACTGATAGCGTCAATATCATAACCATTAGAGTTATTAGTTGTGATGATACTTAGTGGTTCTTTAAACTCAAAAGCATTTTTGATAATTTCAACTCTATCTACAGATCCACCAGATATATGTGCAGCTATTTGAACATTACTGTTACCACGAACAGCAAGAGATGGTGGTTGATTATATCTTGTCCCTCCATCAAGAACTTTGATCTCATTGATTCTAGAAATACCACTTATATCGACTATTGCTGGTACAGCCAAGAATGGTAAAAGAGTTGGATCAGTAGGATAGTCAAATCCATCTTTTATTCTTTCTATAGAGTCAATTCCACCAATATCAGGTGATGATACTTTTACAACAGCGTCTGTACCCTGTGTGCTTGCAAAACCAATGACTTTAGGTAAAATGGTATATCCTTTGCCTGGGAAATTTATCTTAGTTGAAAATACAGGGCCCTTTGCACTAGAAGATGTCGTGCTGTATGTGACTGTACTTACACCAGTTCTAGAGACAAATTTTTCAGATTCTAACGGTGGCTGTTTTAAGTTGAATGTAAATGTTTTATCATCTTTGACTAAAACTTTGTGATCTGCCTTAAGGACGATATCATTCAGTGTTATGTTGTTTCTTCCAGTAACTTCATTGTCAGAAGAACCAAATGTCTTCCTAGTGTCTGATGGCACAACAGGAGTCAAATTGTAATATGTTTTTCTTGGCCAACCAGTGTCAGTCCTTATTGTCACAGTAGCATTAGCATTGCCAGGAATACCATCCCTAGTAATATTGAATCCACTTAGATTTGTACCATAAACATCTAATTTGTTATTGAAAGATAGATCTTCAAAGAAGTCTAATCTCATATCTTCCAAACTCACATCAGATACGTCAAACACTATGGAGTTTCCATTAGTGAAACTGAGTGGTGGGTTTATCTTAGCAATGAAACTTAAATTGTTAGCAGTTGGAGTTGATACTGTAGAAATTGAAACTGGGTTAGAATCAAAAACATCTGATTTGTATTTACAAAGTTTTATGAAACTTGGATCTTCTCTAAGAATGAAATATGTTTCATTATTGATTAATCCACTGATCGTGTTGCCATTGTCATAGTAAACTACCTTATCGCCACTTTGTAAGTCTTGATTAGAGATGTTTATCTGAGTTAAATCAGCAGAGAAACTTGTATAAGTAAATCCGACTTTCTCTGTAGTTACTTTAGCAATTACAGGGTCAAATCTTATTGTTGCTGATTCAGTAGATTGAGGTAATGTCTCTAGTGTAATCAAATCACCAGCTTGTAGTTCATGAGCTGTAGAAACACCTACTTCACCAAAGAATCTTTCTACTTTTGTAGTTACCTGTGGATAAGTTGTTGCAAAAGAATGTGCGAGGCCAACATTTGATCCTACATTATAAAACCATATAGCATCACCAACTGTAGGGAATCCGACAGTTGATAATCCAATGTAATCTTTGTCAAAATCAATTGCATAGACATCACCATCAGGAAGAACCGCAGTTCCAACTCCAGAAGTTGCTCCAGCAGCGACTTTTGCCCAAACAAGAGATGTATTACCAACACCCATGTTATAGACTAACCTCTGTCCAGTAAAGAACTTATGATCCTTAATGAAAATTCTTTGTTGTGGAACAAAACGATTTTCTACAGTTTGAATTGCTTGTGTTCCTAAACCAGTAGATGTTAGAGTATAATGTGTACCAGTAGATCCAATACCAACAGTATTTGTTGGATTGAAGTATTCAATAAAGTTCTCAAATGTATATTGACTTACGGTAGAAGTGCCAACAGGGAAAAGGAATTTATTTGGTTTTAAGAAAACATTATCTATGCCAGGCTGGTGTGTCATTGCAGCACCAACGAAATTATCTCTGTTTACGAACAATCTAGAGAACGTAGTGTCAATGCCTGTGACGGTCATGTTCTCTGTTCCGATTCCTATGGTATCACTTGGAGAGAATCCTCTGGTATCTGTTACAAAGATATGTGTACTGAATCCAGTAACAGTTACAGTGTCTACGAATGTAGTTAGTCCTACAGACCTCTTAATGACTTGTACTTTTTGAGGGCCATTAAATTCTGTAAATTGAGATGTGTCGATACCACTTAAAACTATAGTTTCACCATCAGCAATATCATGTGGAACTGTTGTTACACCAACGATAGTTTTTTTATCTAATCTAAGTGTTGTATTTGAAAATGTTGATATACCAAGTTCTAATGTCTCAACCTGTTTACCTAATATTTCACTTACAACAATATTCGCTCCAGTTCCATTTGTCCCTGCGTTATCTAAATCAAGAACATCATCTATCTTGTAATTGTCTCCCCTAGAGAAGACAGTTACAGATGATATGCCAGAACTCTTTGTTGTGATAACTTCAAACTCTTGTTTGAGTGCGTCTTTGACATCATCTATCAATTCATAATCAGAGTTACCGAATGAAAGGTAATATGGTGCTATATTTCTAGTTACATTTCTACTTGCAATATCAATATCTTGGTTGAAGAATGTTACAAAATTTTCTTCAATTGGTGTATCTTTAAATTGATTACCAACCATGTATGGGAATTTAGGTTTGGCAATACCACTAGAATCCACTTCCACTGAATAGAAGTAAGCATAAGTTCCATCTGGGAACTGTGGTGTAACACAATAACGCCCACCGTACTCATCTAGGTCGCCAGAGTTGTCATAGATGTAATCATTGGTAAAATATCCAAATGCAAAGCCAGGAGGCCTCAAACCCGCCCTAGTAGACGTATCAAGAATATATCCAGTTCTGAGTCTGATGATTGCACCACCAACAGAGTTTTGATAACCATATGGGCCATAGATTGGATTACCATCATAGGCATATCCTAATATTGGTGAGTGAAAAGCATTAGGTGTTTCTAAGTTTGCAGAATCAATATTATCCCCTAATTGATATCTCAATTTTTGAGGAGGATACATTCCAATAGTCTGTAATTGGAATTCTGGGTTGGTGCTTGGTTTTGTTAGTATAGAGTCTTCTACATTGATTATATTTTCATTCTTTTGTACTTGGTTTATCTTCCATTCTCTAACATTACCTATAAACTTAGCATTCTTTCCTCTATTCTGTAAAAGTAGTATAGTATCACTACTTCCATAACCAACACCACCATCAAGTATCTGTACACCAGTTATTCTGTTATCAGTGATTACTGGTCTGATATCTGCAAAGTTTCCTGTAGGACTGGAGATAATGATGTCAGAGTCTTCACGATACCCTTTACC